TGTGAGAATACACGAACCCACGGAAGAGCATCATCACCATCTGCCTGTGGTGCAGGTAGAAAACGAATAACTGCCATGCCGTTACCAGCTTTATCTACTTCTGGTTGCCAAAAACGATTATCGTCTTTTGAACCACCTTCGGAAGATTGGGTTGTTTGTTCAACTGCTTTAGTGAGTTTAGCGAAATCAGAACGATTACGCTTTAGGTTTGCAAAACTACTCATTGTATTTCCTTTCGTATAAACGGAGTATTAACGGTATATAAACGACTTATCCACATATTACATAGTATATCATTTATTTAGTAGCGTGTCAAGTGTTTTTATGGTATCTTTTACATCTTTGTGAAGTATGCCGATGCCACCTGCCTTGTTCCATGCCGTGATTACATCAGGTGTATCATCAATAATTACAGCATCAGGTCTTGCCCAATCTTTTTTATGCCTACGACCAGGCACAATATTGGCTTTGTAATTGATACCATGTTTACGCAACCACCGAATCTTTTGTGCGGTAACTTCACCATGGAATTTTTCACCGCCAGATGATGATAGAATTTCAACATGAATATTTGGATGCTTACGAATGTATGCTAGTAACTCCTGACCACCATCAAACCATTCCAACTTTTCAAATGCATGTTGCTTGGTGATAAAATCTTCCCAATCTTTTGACCAGTTCTTTTTATCTCTTTTGGCAAGCGACAAGAATCCATAGAGGTCTGTAAACTTCTTTTCAAAATCACACAGAACACCATCCATGTCTAAGTAAATTGTCTTTATCATTTTTGTATCTTTTTCTTTAGTATCAGTTGATATTTTATCATATCTTGTGGTAGAAATGCGGTATATTTGGTGATTTTACGAGACAGTTCTGGCCAGCGGATTGTGTCAGAAATCTTTTTATTCCACATTGGCAAGAAACCAAGTATCTTTGCCATAATACACAAAGTTTCAATTTTGATTTCTTTTTGTAATGTCTTGGTAAGTAATTTTGGGTAGTCACCATCATTAACACGAATCAAATCGTTTGGGTCGGTAACTTCATCAAACAAGTTGTTTAAGTCACCAGTGAATTCGTATGATAGTGCCTGTAAGACCTTCTGCCTGTTTCGATAGCGTATGTCCGCTTCTTCACCAAGCAAATCACCTACCCACAAGTTATCTTTTTCAATTAGATTGGCAACAATGAATGAAATTAATTCATCACGGTTGCTAAACTTGCGGGATAGTTTATAAAAATGATATTTGTCTTTACGATTCTCAAATGCCGTGATACTTATGTTTGTCTTGCCATTATATTTGAAGAAATCATAACTATCTTTAGCGAAATGAAGTTTGAGGGATTCATAAAGACCGAAAGCCTCATAACCTGTCATATGGGAAGCCTAGAACCTTTTTCTTTTAGTAAGTTTAAATCCATGGCATCAGATGCTAGTTTTGCTTTTAAATTAGCATTAACTAATGTAGCTGCCACCTCAATTTCCAGACCAGTAGTTTTACAATATTCACAAATTGCCTCAATGTAATTAAGGTCGGTATTTGCCACTAGCGATTCAATCGCCTTTGCAAACTTGGACATTTCTTCTCTGGTTGGCATTATTTTGTTATTTCTCCAAAAGGCCAATTGTTTTGTGGAATATTTGAAAAGTCAAACTGTGGTGTTTTAAATTCTTCCGTATGCCATTCAGGTTCATCTTCACTAATAAAATCTAATGTACCATTAACATAAAATCCACAACCACGCAAGAAGTGTTCAAACTCACCTAAAATTTGGTCCAATGATTCTGCATTAAATTCAACGGTTCTTTTTGAAGTAACCGAATCTGAAAATGGCATCGATTCTTCTTCACACACAAATGTAAACTTACTCATAACAAAACTTCCTTTCAATTATTTTTTCACTTGACCTGCAACATTGTGTGATTGTGCCGAGGCAGCAAACGCAACACAAATTAAATCGTGGCTCTGAACATATGAACAACGAACCGATAGTGGGTCAATGCCTTTAGCAATAGCAGCGTTCATGTTTTCTGCCATCAAAGAGCGCTCATGCACATTGAACCAAACAATACCAATAATTGCGGCTAGTGCTACAACTACGGTGCAAACAATAAGTGTTGTAAAATCGTTAATCTTTTCCATCTTTATATATTCCTTAAATCTTTTCTGTTGTAAAATAAATGCCTGCCAATTGTCGTTAAGTATTCCATATTTCTCCAGCCAGGTTTAACATAATCGGCATGGTAAAATAGGGCACCTTTCGATGGGTCTTCCAACTTTTCATAATTGGCATAAACATGCAAAGCTACATTTCTAACATCATTATACACTTGGTTCTGACCATTTGTCAAGACCTTTGATGTTGCTATTGCCTTTGGTCGTTCTTCACACCACCAAGAAAATTGGCAAACATTCTGTATCTTTTGCTTTACTACTCCGCAAATATCATTTTCAAAGCGACCACTCTTTACACGATTAATGGTAACAAATGCTACTGCCACTTGCCCAAGTTTTGGTTCATGTGCTGCTTCAAAATAAATGTTTTCTGCTAAACATTCTACTTGTTGCTTAGCATCAGCAGATAACATATTAAAATTTGCTTTGTATATCAATTGTGTTGCATTACCTGTTGCTTGTAGCACGAATCCTGTAATGAGTGCAACCATACACATGGTAATTAAAACTGCGGTTCTTTTCAAAACGCTCTCCTTTGTTTGTAAGATGGCCGCAAAAAGCCGGCCATCTGACCCTCATCAGACAGATTTTTTAGTTGTTGTTTTAGTATCTGTGGTTGTAATATTTGAAACGAAGTCGTTTAAGGTTTTAGCCTTTGCGATAACTTCAGCTTCGGAGGGGAATGGTGGAAAACCCGGATGTTTTGGTGGGTCCTCACCTTTGATTTTAGCAGTATCACAATCTACTGCCCATTGATTAGATATCTGTTCACGCTTACCGTAGTAATCGTCATTGAGCATATCTCTCGCCATTTTTAAAAGTTCGAGGCGAATTTCGAACGGTGTCATATTAGACATATTAAATCTCCTGTGTGTTTATGTGTGTTATCGGCGCTTGTGTGTGATGCCGATAATCTTATTTAGTAATTACCAAGCCCAGGATACGCAAGAATACCTGGTTCCTGATGTTACGGGGTCAACTCTGTGTGGATAAAGAAAACAAGATGGAAATACAACTGCGGTACCTTCACCAAATGGTATTACTTCATCACCCCACATTACAAATTCACCACCAGTATAATCTTTATTCAATACTGCTAAAAAGGTCATTGTTGGTATGCCTTTACGCTCACCATCGAACATACTGTGAATATGGTCACAATGTTCTGCCATTACTCTGGTTTCTTTATACATGTTAAAGAAGACTTCTGAAAATCCTGCCCATGAATTAAACCATGGAAAATTGTAATGGGTCGTATATGTTTTATAGGCGTCCCATATTCTTTGCATGATATAAGGCTGCGTTGATACATTATTACCATATGAAATATCTAATTCTTTACTACCACTTCTTGTATCATATGTGCCTGTAACTGAATCATAAAATGTATGTTGTTGCCATGGTGCATTTTGAATTTCTTGGACAGTTTGTTTGCAAGCCTCTGCATCAATCCAATCTTCTAGCACCAAAACATACGAACTTAAATCTCTATCCATTAGTCCCATAATCCCTGATAATATTTGCCAAACAAACGAAATCCATTTTGCATACGGTCATGGACAACTTTTGCACCTTCATAATCATATTTGTAAGTGTGCTTTGGTCCGTCTTTCATCTGGTAAAACTTGTGTTCACCTTTTGCAACTTCTTTACCATCTTTATCAACTGGTATCCAAATTGTGTCAAGTTGACCTGATTGGTAATCTTCTTCCAACGAATTATCAATCTTATGTTCAAATGCAAAAATCATTTCATTGAGAACATAGTCCCAGCGTTTGAAATGGTTTGCATCGGTGTCATGCTCGTTTTCTTTTGGCGGTGCCGATGTAGATTTTAATTCATCAGGCACATCTTCATCATCAACAAAAGGTGCACCGTGTTTTTCACTTTGCAACTGTTTCAACATTGGCAATATAATGCTTGATAAGGTACTATCCATTGACCAAGTATCCCAGCGGTCAATCTTTATGTAATCAATCTTAGGGTCAATTTTATCCCAGACCCATTGAATAGCACGGCTAATTGGTTCTAAACGGTCAGCCCATTTATCAACCCATTCTGGATGCTCAACATATTTTTTTGTGCCATTCATATCATCAATGGCACTTTGAATACTATTATCTCGGCTGCATTTAGACCAATCGGTCCAAAAGAAGATGTAATCCAAAACTGTGTATGGACTAATCCAATGATTTTTATAATTGTTGATGTAAACTTTCACTTGTTCATCCTTTAAAGTGGTGGTTGTTCTGTTACGAGGTCAACCACCGAAACCCTAGTCAGCGTTTAGGCTGCCAATGCGTAAACTTCATCGTTTGCGTTTACTTTGATTTGCTTCTTCGGCCGAGTATCCCCAACCCTAACGACTTTAGCTTTGCCGATTCTCCATTTTTATACTTATTACCCTGTCGAAACCTGGTCACCCCCATCAGAAGCATATTCAGGCTTTCGCCACTCGCTACCGTAAACTCGGTTCGGAATATGCTTTTGGTGGAGGTGGGCGGAATCGAACCGCCGTCCAAAATAACTTTCTAAAAACTTCTACGAATACTTACAGATAATTTCCTAAAAACCAGATAATAAAAAGTAAAGACAAACCGCCCGCTAATACTTTAAGGGCACCAATTTGCCTAGCATTTTGTTCTGGTGTGCAAAGTTTTTTCCAATACTTGTTCATCTTTTTTCTCTCAAATATTTATTTATTATAACTCAAAATGTATTCTTGGAGAGGCAAAAGATAATCATGTTTGTTGCCAACAAATATCTGTGGGTTCATATTATCATTGGCAATTGCAATTACTACCTGTTCAATTGGTTTGCCCGTTCTCTCCTCAAACATTTCGGCATAGGCCGCACCTTGCATAAAATAATTCTGTATGTGGTTCTTTTGTTTATAATCTTTGGCTGTTTTCCAGTCAACAATTGATA